TTCCGTATTTGCTGAAATTTGCAACATCACTATTACTCATTTCACCTCTCTAGTTTTAGTATTATAGCAGATCATTTCAACAGAAGTCAAGGAAAAAATGCTATTGTTTGTTTTCACGAGAAATCCTGTTTAAATTAGTTCGGAGGTCTTCCCAGTTTAACTCGCCAAAGCCATCCTCACGCATCATACGGATGATTTCTGTCTTATTATAAGAAAAATCAAAGTTTTCCACTGCGTCCTGAACAAAGATTTTTGATTGTACAGACATCTGTGGAGCATATAACTGCATCATTTTATAATTGTGCTCTACAATATGCTTGCTCTCTGAAACATTCTTATAAAACTTAACTTTAGCTTCAACATTCTCACAAAAATCAATAACCTCATCAATTGTATAAGACTTCTCAGCAGAGAGGAAATTAAGACGTTTAGCCACAGTAGCGAAACCAGCCCCACGAATACCTGGAAGGTTATCAGAAGAATCGCCAATAATAGCCCTTGCAAGAGCCATATTAGAGGGATGAATACCGGTCTGCTCTACGATACGCTGCTTATTAAGAATTTCATTCTTTACGGGTCTTAAAAGAACAGTTTCTTCATCACATAGCTGCATAAAATCTTTATCATTAGAAACAATAATCTTGTTCCAGCCTTTGTAATAAGGCATTGTTGTTAGATAAGAAATAACATCATCAGCCTCGATCTCTGGAATAATCGTTTGAATAATGGGCATCTGGTTTAGATACTCCATAATGCGTGCTTGTTGCCACATTTTATTCTCTCCAACCTCTTGATCAGAAAGGTTATGAAAAGCACGATTTAATTTAAGGGGCTTCCTACCATCCTTATAGTTTTTATCCATCTTCTTACGCTTCGCAGACCCGTTAGGACCATCCCATATAATAGCGATCTG